TTAGAATTTCAGCCAGCCGAACAGGCCCGTCCTTGCCGGCGTCTGCGCCTTCGTCCGCTCCGCCTCGCAGCGCTGCTGGATATCGAGCACGTCCGCCGTGCGCCCATTGGCCTGGTCCAGGCGCGCGGTCTGGTCGTCCAGCGCGATCCACAGGGCGCCGGCGGTGGCGTCAGTTCCCGGCAGGGGCGTCGGAGGCACCGCCGTCCGGTCGCTGGCCGGAATCAGGGCCGAGCAGTTGAACGCAGGGGGCGGTGTCCCGATAAGCGCGGTAGGCGCACAGCCCACGACGGCCGGCGTCGTTGAGGCCAGGATCAAGGCCCTGGCCAGAGCCGGGCGCCGCTTGAATGGCATGGTCGTTCTCCACATGCTGAGTCTGGGTCTGCTGGTCGCGCGCCGCGCCGGCCTGGACCACCGCGCTCGCGTCGCTCGTCGCCTGGGCCTGGGCCTTGGCCATGGCCCCCTCGCCCCGCGCCGCCGTCAGCGCGGTCTGCAGTTGCGCCGACCGCGCCGCCTCCATGCGCCAAAGGCCCAGCGCGAGGGCCAGAGCGCCGGCCAGGCCGGCCCACGCCGCCATGCGCCAATGAGTCAGGATCAGGGTCCAGATCACGCGATGTCCTTTCCGTCTTGCGGCGCTTGGGCCGCGGCGGCGTCCGCCAGCGCCCGGGCCGTGATTTGCTCCAGCCTGTGCATCCAGCCCGCGCCGAACACGCCAAAGCCTTTGAGCGCGCGATAGCGGGCCGCCCGCGCCGCGCTCATCCGCTCGATGCGCTGCGTCACCGGCCCCTCGCCCGCCGCGCTCAACAGGCGGCGCGCCTCGCCCACGCCCATGTTGACCGCGCTATCGAACGCCATCAGGTCCAGACCGGCCGGCAGATCCTCGCACCCCGCCGCCCGCCAATAGAGCCGCCGGTAGATCGGCGCGGCGCCGGCGGGCGTCAGGGCCTTCAGCTCGCCTGTGCTGGCGGGCCGGCCCAGCGCCGCCTCATAAACCGCCAGGGTCAGGCCCAGGTTGGTCGCTCCGCCCGGATCGCGCGGATCGTCGACAAAGCCGCCCTCCTGCCGCAGCACCTGCGCCAGGCACGCGGCGAAACGGTCATCGCTCATGGCGGGGCTCACAGCCGGCCTCAGATTTTGGGCGGAGGCGAGGCGTCCTTGCTCCACCATCGCCCGCCGCTGTCAGCCGGAGCGATGCCCAGCACCAGCGCGATACAGGTGGCCCCCGTGGCGCCCTGAAACCCGGCCACGGCCACGAAATAGGTCATCCAGTCCGAGGGATGCCTCAACGCCGGCAGCAGCGCGGCCGACACCCGCACCACCAGGCACTGGGCGATGACGAAGGTGACGAAGGCGAACAGCCGCCCGGGCGCAAAGGATCGCCCGTCCGGCCCGGTCAAATAGCTGCGAACCACGGCGCCCAGACCCCGCACGGGGGGCGCCAACCAGGCAAATGCGGTCATGATTTTCTCCAATGCTGGGAGCGCTTGCACGCGCAGCGGCAAGCTGGTGTTTGGGGTCCATGGATTGGGCAGGGGCGAGCGTGGATCAGGGGGACGAGCGCACGGCGCGCAGCGTCTGCGCCCTGTTGTTCGGCCGGCCGCTATACGACGCCGTCCTGCTGATGGTGCTAGCGGCAGCCTCCATCGAGTTCGCGGTCCTGCGCATCCGCTACGGGTTCGAGGACCACGACGCGACCTTTGTCCGGCTGATCGCCGGCACGGCGCCCACGCCCTTCCAGTATCGCATGCTCATTCCGCTGGCCTCGCGCGGCCTGATCGCCCTGGGCGCCCTGGCGCATGTGCACGTTCCGCCTAAGGCGCTGTTCGCCGCCTCCGACGCGATCTTCACCTTCGCGACCTTCATCACCGCCTTGGTCACGCTAAAGACGCTGCGGCTGTCCCCGCCTCAGATACTGGCGGCCCTGCTGGCCCTGGGGGTGATCGTCGACACCAACTATTTCGCCACCGAGACCCTGAACCTGCTGCACGTCTACGATCTGCCTGCGGTTTTCTTCGCCTTCCTGGCCACGAACCTGCTGCTACGGCGCAAGCTTGGGTGGTTCTACGTCCTTCTGCCCATCGCCCTGCTCAACCGCGAGACGGCGGTCTTCCTGTGCCTGATGTTCCTGCTCACCCAGTGGGGCCGCATGCCACTGCCTGTGCTGGTCGGCCACATGGCCGCGCAGGGCGTGATGGTACTGGCGATCAAAGCGGCGGTCCTGGCCGCCTTCCGCCACAACCCCGGTGCCGGTGCCCTATCCTTCTACACCACCGACTTCGACCCTGCGGGTGCCGCCGCCCACCGGCTGCACGATCTGCGCGTGCTGGAGAACCTCAAGGTGTTCATCACCCTCCGCCGCCTGCTGCACATGAGTTCGATCTTCGGCTTCCTGTGGGTTCCTTACCTGTTCGCCCTCAAGCGCCTACAGGACCCCTTCTTCAAGGCCACCGCCTGGGTCTTCCCGCCGTTCTTCGCCCTGATGTTGGTGGTGGGCAACATCGACGAGTTCCGCATCTACTCCGAACTGATCCCCCCCCTGTTCTTCACCGTGACGCTAGGCTGTGCCAGGTGGATGGGGTCGGGGGTCTGTCCTGGAAGCTGAATCGGTGGGCAGCGCGATCAGGTATTTCAGCATCGCGGGCGCGCAGGCTTGCTGCCGAACGGAGGGGCGGTGAGTAGCGGCCATTCAATGGCAAGGGCGACAATGGCCGCAGGTGCGGAAAGGAACTTCCACACCCTGGATGCCATGCGCGGCGTAGCGGCGCTCGGCGTTGTCTGCTTCCACCTAAGGCCAGGATGGTTCCCCAGCGCCTACCTGGCCGTGGACTTGTTCTTCGTGTTGAGCGGCTTTGTGCTATCGCACGCCTATGACAGGCGGTTCGCGGGCGGTCTCAGTTGGAGCCGGTTCTTCGTACAGCGCCTGATCCGGTTATGGCCGCTCTACACCCTTGGAGTGGCGCTGAGTATCGTCGTACAGCTTTACCAGCCGACCGTACCTTTGCTTCCCGCCGCGCCGCTGCAGTTGGCGATGTTACCGGCACCGGGCTCAGCAAGTGGGCTGCTGTACCCACTTAACGTGCCCGGCTGGTCGCTTTTTTTCGAACTGCTGATCAACGTAGCCTGGGGCATCGGTTGGCGCTTCCTGCAGGGGTGGCGCCTAGGGATAGTAATCGGCCTATTCGCACTAGTCCTTTTCTTGACGATCGCGGTACACGGATCGGCGGACATCGGCAGTTTCTGGAAAACTGCACTCGAAGGTGTGCCGCGGGTCGCATTCAGCTTCCTCGTCGGCGTAGGGATATCTCGCTGGCGTCCTCGAGCGACGCCCAGACAATCATTGGCACTTGCCTTCGCTCTGCTAGCAGGCGTGGGTGCCTGCTTGCTGGTAGGGCTGCATGGCGAGGGGCGTACGACCTATGACATGCTCTTTATTCTGGCGGCCTCACCACTGTTGGTGCTTGCGGCCTCCTTCATCGAACCACCATCAATAATGCTGCGGATTTTCCGCAGCCTCGGGCTGATCTCTTATCCCATTTATGCGATCCACGACCCCCTGCTACCCGCATTCAACGCAGCCGCGACGCGCCTAAGGGTTTCTCCGGCGATAGAGCACATCGCCTTTCTGAGCTGCGTCGTGCCCCTGGCTCTTCTGCTGGCAGTAACCTATGATCCTTGGCTCAGACGGGCCTTCAGTAATTTGTCAGTTTTGTTTGGGCGTGCCGCTGAACACTGGACTTCGGCTCGAATTTGACCCTGCCAGCACGACAACTGTATCCTGTGATCAGTTCCTACACATCCAGCTATTGACCGGCGTGGATGGCGTCGCCAGCACGTCAGTGCAGGCGAGCTTCCCGTTTGCGGGAACAGTGGTTGACCCGCTGATCGAACCCACGGCGCTGGAAACCGTGATCGCGTAGGTGGCCGAGCCGTTGAAGATGGTCCGCTGAGCGCCTGTCAGGCCGGTGGGGTCGGGCAACACGTCCGTCGCGGCGGTTGTCGGTGTTTGCTGGACGTAGTTGTCAGCGATGAGTTGCGTGTAGGCATTGGAGGTTGTGATCGTGGGATTGTCCGCTGTTGCGCCGTCGAGACTGTTGATGACCCGACCGGCGTTCCAAGCCACGGTTCCGTAACCGCTCAGAGAGTTGTAGCAGGTCCCTGAGCCAGGCCCGTTGAGGTGAACCAAGTCGGCATTAAAGCAGTTATAAGTCGGGTTCGCATAGGCGCCATCCGCGCCCAATCCCGGGATCGCGGCCAGATCATCCAGAGCATCCGCCACGTTGTGCCAGTTCGCACGGATCAGGGCGTTCAAGAGATTCTTGTTTGAGTCTTCGTTACCAGGAGCAGCGCCACGGCTAATCATCGTGGCGATGATCACCTTGTCGAAGCCACACCCTCTGAGGACGCGCGCATCAGTCTGGATTGAGGCCCAAGTCTGTGCTGCGGTGTAGCCGGATTGAGCGACGGCATTCGTCCCGATCCATAGGTGAGCAACGTTGTGACCGGCACCCGGCGCGACGGCCGAGCACGCCCGCATCAGTTCCAACGCCTCTAGCGTTTGGGGCATCGTACCGCCGACGCCATAGTCGGAAATTGTGTAAGTGCTATTCAGGCTGAGATAAGTCTGCGCGGGCCACACTACATTGGTGCCAGCGGTTCCTTCGTAGGTCGCGGTCAGGCTGTCGCCTGTGAATACAGCGGCAGGCGTCTGGGATAGCGTATGCGTCGGAGTCGGAAATCCAACCCTGTTCTGAACCTGATAAGCCTCGAAGGCAGAGACCTGCGCTATCTGCGGCTGCGTCAAAATGGTTGAATAAAGGACGACATAGGCGATCACTCCCTTGAAGGCCTCGCCGATGTTGTTATTCGCATCCCCGATTTGATAGCCGGCTGTGGCCGTCGTCACGGACGCCGCACTTGTTCCCTGCGCAGTATAGTTGATCTCAATGCCGTTGGCATAGATGTGGTCGAGTGTGCTGAGTGTAACGCCGATGGCCGCACAGGGCGCTGCAACCGGGGCGGCCGAAGTTGTAATGAAGGTCGCAGCCGGTTGTTTGAAGACGCTCGGATTCAGAGCGCCGACATATTCGTTGGCGAAGGATGTTCCGCTACCAAACACATAGACGCCATCGGACGTTCCCGGGGTTCCGAGTAATGCTGCATAAGGGGCGTATGGAGTTCCGCCCGTGCCCGTGCTGGTGGTCTGCGGAAGCGTGGCGGGGCAAGCGTAGATGACCGCTGTAAGCCAAGTCTTGACGTTGGTCTGGAGCCACGTCGGGGTGCTCGTCCCGAACGCCGTCGGGTTCATGAAGCCCACACCATAGCTCATCCACATCGGCGCGTTGGAGCCGGAAGCGAAGGTGCAGGTCGCGCCGTTGCCCGAGATATCGCGGCAAGTGGTGCCCGAACCGTCATTGAGCGGATACTCCGCGATCAACCCCGCCGTCACCGGGTTGGTCACCAACCCCGACAGAGCATTCCCGCTGGTCAGGGTGCTTTGCACATAGGGCGCCGGATAGGGCGGGGGCGCGCCGGGGCCGGGAGCGCCCAATGACTGGGCCAGGGCCGTCGCCGAAAGGGCCAGCCATGCGGCCGCGCCGGCCAGGATGGTGCAGGTCTTGCGCATGGAGTTCATCACCACCTCACGACGGTAAGCTTGTGGCCGCTGGTCGCGGCGTTGGCCTTCACGCTGACGCCGGAGGGCAAGGCGGGCAGAAAGAAGGGCTGGCCCGGCTGCAGGATGGCGGTGGTGCCGTTGCCGGCGCCGTCGGCGCCGCCCGGCGCGGCGACCATGTCGAGGTAGGCGTTCTCGGCGCTGGCGATGCCCTGGCCCGCGGCGTCGATCGGGTTCTGCACAAAGCCGCCATTGATCGGGCCGGAGATCACCGTAACGGCCGTGCCGCCCGTGGCGATGGCCGCCGCGGCGCCCGCCGCCGGCGTCACCTGAAATCCGCCCACCGGCACGGGGTTCGTGGCGCCCACATCCGCGCCGCCCACCTGGGGCGTCACCCGGCCGATATTGCTGGTCCCGGCCGGCAGCGATCCCGAAAGGCCGAACGCGGTGTTGGAAATGGCGCCGATGGTGTTGGCGCCCGGCGGCAAGGGCGCCCCCAGTTGCACGATGCTGGAGGCCGCCGAGGCGTTGGAGGCCACGGTGATCGTCCCGGCCCCGGCGACGGACACCCTCAGCCGCACATGGGTGCGCCCGCCCGCGTCGACCTTGTAGTTGCCGTCGGCGGTGACGGCGCTGGCCAGGGCGCCCGATCCGCCATCCACCTTCTGGATCGGGCTCCAGGTCGTTCCGCTGTCGTTGGCGCCCTCGATGGTCAAGGTCGCGCCCGATGCGGTCAGGCCGACGATGGCGAAGCCCACCACCCCCTGGCCGCCGTTCAGGCTCACGCTATAGGCGGCGTTGAGGCTCGCCGCGTTGATCTGGCCGGCGCCGCGGCTGTCGCTGGTTCCCACGGGCAAGGGATTGGCCGCCGTCACCGGCACGGCGTTCACCCCGTCCGGGGCGGTATAGCCGATCGGCTCGGCCGCCAGCGCGGGGTGCGCCAGGCATGCGCCAGCCATCAGCGCGATGGTCCATCGCCTCATCGTCGAGTCTCCAATATTGCAGGGTTCGGGCGCGGCCGGCGGGCGGCCGCTCAAAGGTCGGGCGTCAGGCCCAGAACGTCAGGCCCGGAGCGTCAGATCTGGCCGCCGGCGCTCCGGCGCGGGCGGGGCCGCATCATCAGGCTGGTCACGCTGTCCTCCACCGCTTCGAAGCGGCGGGCGAAGGTCGTCTTGATCTCGTCCACGCTGTCCTTGACGGCGTGCAGGGTGACGGTGATCGCCGCCAGGACCTCGCCGCTGTCCTCGGCCCGCCGCGCGCGCGCCTCCAGCCCCTCCACCCGCGCCGACAGCTTGCCGAGGAAGAAGGCGAACAGAGCACCCTGGATGAACAGGCCCAGCAGCGTCAGGGCCACGCCGGCGAGGGCGAAAGTATCGGCCGTTCCGGCCATCACGACAGCTTGATCGGTGAGAACAAGGAGCTCCAATTCAAGCCGGCGCTGTTCTCGGACTTGCTTGAGCTGGAAGACGAGCTCGTCGTCCCGTCGTTCTTCGGAAACGTCCCCAGGGTCGAATTCATCAGGTTCTGCATGGTGATCGGGTACTGCTGGGCCAGCTGCCATTGCTGGTAGGCGTCGTTGAGCGCCTGCTGCTGGTTCTGCTGCTGGGCGTCGCCCGCCGCGTTAAGGGCGCCGGCCTGCTGCAGGGCCTGGCTCAGCTGCATATTGCCCATGTTGCCCAAGGCGGTGGCCGCGCCCAGGTTCACCTGCTGGCCCTGGATGCCCGCCTGCTGGTTCGCTTGCGCCGCTTGCATCTGCCGGTTCAGATCGCTCTGCGCGGCGGTCTGCGCCTGGCTGAAGTTGCTCTGGTTCAGATTGGCCAGAGTCGAGGCGTCGTTCTGGTTGTACGAAGCGTCGTTCAAGTTCTGCAGCACCGCCGAGCGCGAGCCGCCGAACGCGCCGGCCGCCGTCGCCTGGGCCTGCACGCCGGCGTCGGAGATCTGCTGCTGGCGCTGCAGCTGCTGCATGGTCGTGTTCACCACATCGCTCTGATACGGGTTCATGTAGGGCGTAAGGTTCGTGGCGCTCAGGCTCGGCGCCTGAATGGTCTGCGGCGTGTAATTGCCCACCCCCTGCGCCAGGCCGATGGCCGAATTGAGCGGCGCCGATCCGGTCTGGTTGTCATAGATGCCGGCCTCGGCGTTCTGCGCCTGGGTCTGATCGGGCGTGAACCCGGCGACCATCTGCCCCGAATAGGGCTGGAACGGCGTGTTGGTCAGGGCCTGGGCATTGGCCAGGTTGCTGTCGAGCGCATTGGCCAGCACCGGGGTCGGCGTATAGCTCTGCGTCGAGTTGCTGTTCTGCTGACTGCCGCTGGAGGAAAAACTCATGGTGTCAAATCCTTGCTGTAGATCGTCCAGCCCGGCCGATAGCCGCGCGGGCCAAGCAACCTGGCCCAGCCAGCCCGCGGCCCGCCGCCCAGCATCCGCTCGCAGCCCTGCCCGCGCGCCCAGGCGGCGATGATCGGCTCCAGGCGCAGAAGCTCCTTCAGGTCCCCGCCCACCAGCCAGAAGTTGCAGGCCTTCAGTCGCGGATAGTCATAGAATTCCGTCACCGCCGCGCAGCGCCGTCCGGGCCAGAAATGCGCTCGACCTTGCTCAATCAGCCGCGCCACGTCCTCGATGGCGTGCGTGCCGCCCGCATGCTCCAGGGCGGCTTCAAGGTAGGGCCGACAGCGCGCCCAGGCCTGGGCCGGCGTTTCAGGCATGACCTCAAAGCGCCGTCCAGCTCAGCGCGCCGGCGCCGTCCACCGCCAGCTTGCCAACCGTGCCATCGGGCTTGGATAGCAACAGATACGGCTGAGCCACGCCGCGCTTGAGGTTATCGGCGTCAGCCCGCTCCAGGGCGCCGCGCAGGCGGCTCTGGTCGCCAGGATCGTAGGTCGGCGGGGCGGCGGCCAGCTTCACATCGGATCTCCCGCAACGATGTCCAGGCGCATGGCGCCGATGCGCCAGCTATCGGCCGCCGCGCCCGTGAACCGCACGCGGATTTCCCGGGCCTGGAACAACAGATCCGTCGGGCTGGACAGGACCACGGGACCAAGGGTCGCTTCGGGACCATTCGGCCAAAGCCGGCCGAAGAAGGTTGCGGTCACGTCCCCGTCGATCAGCTCGTCCGGGACCAGCCGCTGCACCTCGGCCTGGGCATCCCCCTGTCCCAGCTCGATTGGGCCGGTTTCGATGTAGGGATGAGCCCCATCGTAGGCGACGCCTGTCTCGTGTTCGTAGAGATAGCCGTTCGCGTCCACCATCAGCGGCGTGGGATAGACGCCCCGCCCGCTGCCGGCCAGGCGTGACAAAGTCCCTATTGCCCAGACGTTGCGCTGCTGGCGGCGGCTCTCGCGATAGGCCCAGGCCACGTAGCGGTCGCACTCAGTCGATGCGCCCGATGGATAGAACCACCATACCTCGCCGTAGTCGGCCAGATGCACCGCGGTCACCTTGCTGATCTGGTCGACGTTCATATCGCTGAAGACGTAATCGGCGACATCGCAATCGAGCGGCTGCACGCTCTGGCCGTCGAACAGCCAAAAGCCGCCTCGCCCCATCCAGGAGGCGATGGAATCGCGCGCTGAGACCGCGCCCTTGCTGATTACCCCGCAGCCCGAACCCACCTTCTGAAAGCCGTAAACCAGCGGCGTGCCGATGTAGCTGGCCTGCCACACGTCCACGTCGGTGAAGGCCAGCACCCCGCCGGCCACGGCCTTTCCGCACTGCAGGGTGCCTACCGTGGTCAAATCATAGTCGCCAGCTTGATTGGTGGCGTCGGCCGTCCAAAGGGTGATGTTCTGCTGGTCGCACCAGGCGATCTTGCGCCCGTCCCCGCCCGCGCCGAGCGCAAACAGGAAGCCTTCCTCGGACACGACAATACCCAGGCAACTCGTCGGCGCGCCGCTGACCACGGCTGCCGGCGCGGCGGTGTTCAGCGTCCAAAGATAGATTTTCCCGTCCGTGTCGCTGCAACCGACCAAGTCCTCGCCCCAGGCGTCGAGCGACCACACCGTAGCGGGCAGATAGGCGACCGTATTAGGCGGCGGCTCGCCGTAGGCGTCGGACCCGTAGGTCCCTCCGCCATAACCCAGGTTCTGAGTCGCGTCCGCGCGGCCAACGGTAAAGCCAGCGGGGGTGATGTCCGCGTTGTCGGCGCTCTCGGTCTGGGCGTAGAGCTTGCTGTGCGTGCCCACGACGATCCAGCGGCTATTGGAATTGTCGCGCCAGCTCAGCACCGCGCGGGCCGCGCCGGTGAACGGGGCGGCCGCCGACCGCAACTGCCAGCCGCCTACGGGCTTGATCTGGTCCTGCTGAAAGCGGATCAGGTTGGCATCGTACCAGCGCCCCTTGGCCTGGTAGATCGTACCGTTGCGGAAAAGACCTGCGGGCGGCGCAATCACCATGAACGCCATGGCTCAGGCCAGCTTCATAATGAAGTACAGACCGTAGTAGGGTGGCAGGTTGGTCGAGCCGCTGGCCGTGTGGCTGTGCGGATTACCCGAGCCGGTATCTCCCACCGAAATGTTCGCGGCGCCCGTGCCGACGGTGATGTTGGCGTTACCCGAACCAACGCTGATGTTTGCCGAGGCGGAATTGGTGTCGAAGGTTTGCGGACCCGTGCAAACTGAGCCGCCGCCGCCCAGGTTGTTGGTGGCGCCCATCTGATTGCCGACGACGCCATTGATCGAGTGCGCGTGGCCGGAGTCCGTCGCCGAGTGGTGGTGGCCTGAATCGCTCGCCACATGGCCGTGACCCGAATCCGAGGCCGTATGGTTATGGCTGGGTAGTTCGTCGACCGTCAGGGCGGTTCCATTGACGGTGATGGTCTGGGTGGTCGAACCACCGCTGTCGCTGAGGTTATAGGTGTTGCCGGCGCCGACAATGAACTTGTCGCGCAGGTCCGGCGTGCCATTGGTCCCGTCGCAGATGGCCCAGCCAGCCGGGCAATTGGCCGCCAGACCGTACCAATAGATGATCATCCCTTGAACGAGCAGGGCGGCCACCGCGTTGGACACCGATTGCACGGTGGAGTCGATGCCATCCAGGTCGGCGTTGAGCTTGGTTCCCCAGCTATCGGACGAAGCGCCCACCTCGGGCTTGGTCCAGCCATAGTTCGCGGTCGTGGTGTCGGCCATCTCAGCCTCGCATGATGTTGAAGCTTTCGCGCCCGCCCATGGGAGCATCGGTAAAGAGTTGGGCCGCCGCGCCTGTGCGATCGGCGGTCTCGATGTCGGTCAGCACCGCGCCGAACAGGGAGGTCCAGGTCTGCAGCCGCTCGTCCGCCCGCAAATAGGGGGCCGATTGGGTCAACGCGCCGTACAGGTACGCATCCGGATGGCTGGCCAGCAGCCAGTTGCTCTGGTTGCTCTCCGACAGGGCGGGCAAGGCCTGCAGATAGACCAGCTCGGCCGTATAGGTCGTATCGGGCGCCGGATGCAGCCGCAGTTCGCCGCCATAGAGCGCGTAGAACCGCGGCCGGCCGGTGGAAGGCGCGCGCACCTTGGCGTCCATCTCCTCGGGCGTCAGATACCGCAACACGGTGGTCGTCCCGCCGCTGGTGATCTTCACCAACCGCTCGGACAGGAAGTCACCCGGCAGGTCCGCGTATTCGGCCGCCCAGCTTTCGCCGAGCCGCGCCGTCATGGGCCGCACGCGCAGACGGCGGTTCATCTGCGCCTCGGCCAGGGTGATGAAGCTGGGAATCTCGGCCGTCAGGTCCGAACGCCTGAGCCAGGACGCCAACGCAGCCTTCAGGTCGTCGTAGTTGCAAAGCGCCACGTCCGTCTCCGCGCAAGAGGGCGCGCCGGAGGGGTTTGCCCCTCCGGCGCCGAGGCCTTAGGAGGTGATGCGGCAGGCCATCTGCGGGCGGATGGTCTCGTAGCCGTAGAAGACGTCGATCCGGCAAGGGAAGGCGTCGTTGTTGATGTCGTAGGCGCGCACGATGCGCATCGACACGCCGTCGTAGACTTCCCGCGCTACGAAATCGACGCCCTTGGGCAGCACCAGATCCGCCGTGGCGAAGGTGAAGGCGTCCCGGTGGAACGCCATCTCCTGCTCATAGCCGGTGTTGGACGCCCCGGTTACCGTCAGGGCCGCGCTGTTGGCCGGAGAGGCGGTCACGTTCTGCTGGGCGCCACTGGTGGTGATCGCCGGGCTGATCGGGATGGTCCCGCTTGACCCGCCAAAGGTGGTGTCGGCGGTGCAGACGAACTGCTGCAATTGCTGGGTCACCGCCTTGGTCTCCGGGTGCACCCGATAAACGCCGGCGATGGTGAACACCGTGCCCCGGGTCATGATCTGGCCGTTGCTCACCCCGCCGATGGTCAGGCTGGAGCCGGTCTGGCTGGCTCCGGAAACCGTCACGCTCGAGCCCGAGCCGATGTCGCCGTTGGTCTGGGTAGGCACCAGCGGGTTCTCGAACCAGTCAAAGCCGGCCGTGCGGCCCATGGCGCCCTCGCGGTACTGTTCGCGGATGGCGCTGGAGTCTTGGAACAGGCCCTTGAGCGCATCCACGATGGTGGCCGTTGCCAACGGCGACAGATGCGCCGTGCGGTTGGCGTCCATCGGCGTCAGGCTGTTGTTCAGCTTGGCCCGTGCCTGCAGATAAGTCAGCAGGGTGTTGGGCGTGGTCCCGGCTGTGCCGACCTGCTGATAGACATCCATGAACATGTTGAAGGCGTCCGCCTCGAGCGAGGACGCCAGCACCGCCATGGCCGGCTCCAGGATACGGCTGGAGAAATCGTCCAGCGACAGGGTTAGCTCTGATGAGGAGAAGTTCACGTCCACCCCCTTCTGGGTGGCGATCTGCAGCGACACGCTCTGCTCGGTCACGTCCTGCGCCGACAGGGTCTTGCCAGTGCGCACCGTGTACTGGTTGGGCAGGCGAATCCTCAGGGTATCGCCGATCTTGGCGCCGGCCTTGGCGAAGCTGTCGTCGTACTGCCGGTTGATGTTGCCGATGAAGGTCAACTTGTTATGCAGCACGCGCAGCGCTTCGCGGGTGATCTGCTGGGGAGTGAGAAGGGCGTTCGCCATGGTCTATCGAGCCTTTTTGCGGAGCTGGCCGCGCCGGTGGCGCATCCAGTCATCGGTGGACATGCGGTTGGGGTCGTGCGGAGCCGAGCCGCCGCCGCCCACCTGGATGGCGGGGCGCACGGCCTGAACCTGGGCCAGCTTCTGGCCGGCGGCTTGGGCCTGGGCGGCTTGATGGCCGCGCCAGGCGTGATGCAGCAGAAGGATCAGCCGGGGATCGCTGATGGCCTCGATCTCCTCGGGCCTCAGTCCCTGACTGCTGGCGAACTGCGCCAGCCGGGCGGCGTGCTGCGGCGACCACTCGGGCAGATGCTCGGCCAGCACGGCCTTGGCGTGTTCGACCTGCTGGGCGTGCTGGCGCTGCTGCTCGAAGGCCTGGGCCTGCTGTTTGTGAGCGAGTCGGCTGACGGCCAGTTCATGGGCCTGTCGCATCTGGAAAAGCTGATGCAGCAGTTGCTGGGCCGCGGCCGGATTCTGCTGGTGCATCGCCGGCCAGTTCTGCTGCTGTAGCTGCCCGATCTGATTACCCAGCGCTACGATGTGGGCGCAGTCGGCCAGGTTTTCGCCGTGCGCCTGGGCCGCCTGCTGCAGGGCCTGATGGCCCGCCTCCAGCGCGCGTTGGCTCATGGCCTGGACTTGGGTCTTGCGGGTGTAGTCCGCATGGCGCATCAGCGCGCCCTTCACGCCCGCCGGCACGGTATAGGTCCGTCCCTCGTGCTGGACCTGAACCGGCTCGTCCGGGTCCTGCTCGTCCTGATCCGGATCGGGCGCCTCGGCGGCGTCGGTCTCCTCGGGCGCGCCATTGGCATAGGCGTCCGCGCCCGCATCCGGCTGCGCCGGCGGGTTCTGTCTCATGGGGTCCTCTGGGTTAGTCAGTTTATGCGCGCGCGAAACGGCGCCTTGGGTCTCTCAAAGACCCTGAACGCCGATCTCTTGCAGCGAGCGAGCGATGGGCAGGCCCCAGCCCTTTTCCCCCTGCGCCCTGGCATCATTCAGGGCATCCTCCAGCGCGAACGGGTCGTGCTTGACCAGCACCTCGATCAGGGCCTTAGCCTGGGCGAGGTCCTTATCGCGCTTCATTCGACCCGAAGCGTCGCGCCGTTGGGCCAGGATCAATTTATGCACGGCGAAGCGGGCCGGTTGGGGGACGTTCACCAGAACGCCCGCGCCCCACAGGGCCACGGTTCGCACAGGCTCATCAATCAACCACGCCAGATACTGCAAGGGCGCGGCGCCGGCGCTCAACTGCGCGAGCGCAACAGGATTGAAATCCTCTCGGGTTCGCGTGGGCGTGACGAGATCAACAAGATAGCCGCCCGCCGTCCGAAACCGCGAGGGCGGCGCTTTCGGCTTCAGTTGCGGGACGCCTTCAAAGGTCGGATCGGCGCGCCGCAGGATGGTCTCCAGACGTTCGGGAGGCTCCGCCGTGAGTGCAAGGCTTGCGGTCGCCAGATCGACATCGCCGGTCATCCGCGTGGGCGATGGCAGGCGGCTTCCCACCAGCGGCTCGCTCACCAGATAGGCCGCCGTGCCGACCAAAACGGCGCCGGCCCTGAACAGCCCGGCGTGGGCCAAGACGTCCAAGATGGCGCCCATGGCGCGGTCGGGTCCCGATAGCCCTTGTCGGCGCGAAAAAGATACGATGCGACGACGTTGCATGGCCAGTTCAGCGCCGATCTGAAGAGACTTGGCGCATTCCTCGGCCTCTGAATCCCCGCTCTTTCCGATGAACCGGTCAATTCGGCCGGAACCCACAGGCGTCTTCGCATAGATATATTCAGCGCCGTTCGCGGTGCGTCGGTACACCGAACCCGCGACAGGCGCCGTTTCCACCTGCTGCAGAAGGTCGGCAAACAGAGTCTGCACGGCGGGTGGAATGGCGCTGGGCTTCATACAGACAAATTTCTCATTTCTGTCTGTATATTCATTTACAGACAAATTTTCAATATCTGTCTGTATGCCGTTTCCTTGCTACGACGCCGAACGCCCTCTGCCAACATTGTCCTAGCCGGCTGGCGTCTGCAGCTTCTGCACAGCTTCCATCCGGTCGGTTCCCGCGCGGAACTGGTCGATGTCCAGCTTCTGCTGCTGCAGGTCTCGCTCGCCCTGCAGGGCCGCAACCTGCTGTTGCAGGGCCTGCACCTGCTGGGCCTGGGCGGCGGCCTGGGGATTGCCGCCTTGGCCGCCCTGAAGTTGCGGCGGCAACAGCACCTTCAGTCGCTCGGCGATCTCGTCGGCGCCCGGCCAATCGAGGTTCTTGGCCAGCAAGTCGCCGAGCACCGGCGCGGCCTCGGGGAAGGCCTGGATCAGGGCGATCATCTGGCTGGCCGCCTCCTCGCGCCGGGTGGTGAAGCTGGGGCCCGCCTCCACCGTCAGGTCGTATTTACCGGCGGTCAGATCGAACACCGCCTGCATCGCCTGGACAGGGCCGGCAGCCTGGTTCTGGTTCACCGCCACGACCTGGGGCTCGCCGCCTGGGCCCAGCACCCGCAGCATGCGCGGGGTGGAATACACGCGGGGGATTAAGTCGATCATGATCCGGCCCGCGTGGCGGATGGCGCGCGACAGGTTGTCGATGAAGTGGAAGGTCGAAACGTCCCCTTCCCTCTGCCGCGCCAGGATCGCCCGCCCGGAGTTCTCGTTGGAGGCCGCCCCCAGCGACGCGTCGAACAGACCCAGGATCGCCTTGATGTCGTCCGAGGCGTTCATCGCCTCCTGCAGCGCCCCGGCCGGCACGCCGGCGAAGGCCTGCCGTTCGGGCGCCGTGGGCCCGTCGTATTCGATATAGGCGTGGCTGTCGGTATTGGCCGTCGCCCACTTGTCCGCATCGGATTTGAACGCGCCCTTCGGCCCGATAAAGGGCGCGCGCGGCGCCAAGGCCACCAGCTCGGTGGAGGTGGTGCGCCAGTAGTTGAACATCCGCTGCGGGTCCTTGGCGTCGCGCACCAGCGAGCGCAGATGCCGCTTGCCCTCCAGGAACACCTCGTCGCCGAACACCGGCACGATCGGGATGAACTTGCCGGCCCAGTCGACGGTGTCGATCACCTCCGCCCCGGTCAGCACATGCTGCTTGACCGCATAGCTCAGGGCTTCGCGAGGTTGCCCGATCACGCTCACGCCTGAGCTATCGAATAGGGCCTTGTTCTTGGCGTACTCGTCCGCCGCGATCATTTCACCGTTGGACAGGGCCAGGATCTGCCGGCGCACCTCGTGGCGCACCCAGTATTCGGTCGCCATCACGCGCTCGTCGTCCACCCACGGCGCCGCCAGGGCGCCATAGCCCAGCCCGTCCCAGTCGACGGCGTCCGCGCCCTTGTATTGCCGCGCGAACCGGCTCTTGGGCATCAGGTCGACGACAAAGGCGATGTTCCAGTCCGACGAATCCGCCGCCACCGAATAGGGGTCGGCGTAGATTGAGAACGGATTGGCCACCCGCTGAATGACGATGTCCTGGTCGAAACTGTCGTCGGTCGCGTAGCGGGTGTTGATGCGGAAATAGCCCAGGCCCGAGGTCACCGCTGCGTCCAGCGCGGTGTCATAGGCCACGTCCGCGTCCGAACAGTATTCGATGTTGCGGATCAGGCCGTTGTAGATTTCCGCCACCTGCGGTCCCGCCGCATCGTCCGCCGGATGCACCTTGATCGCCGGCCGGTTCTGACGGGCGTCGTTGACCACCTGGCGGATAAAGGCCGGCAAGCGGTTGATGGTCAGGCAAGGCCGCGCGTCCAGCTCGCGGGCCCGACGCACCTCCTGGGGCCACTGCTCTCCCAGCCGCGCGAAACGGATGTCGTCCAGCGCCTCGGACCTCTGCTCGGCCTCGTGGGCCACGCACAGCTCAAAAGCGTCCTTGGCCTCTTTCAGAAGGTCGTCCATGCGCCATCCATGTAAGGTGCGTCCCGGCCGCGTCCCGCCTTACGGGAATACGCCGCTCACGGCCGTGCGAGGGGCCGGGACGATGGGGTGAGCAGCGCCGAACGCCCGAAGCTTGCTGCGGGCAGGGCCGGAACCTCCAGCGGCGCGCCGGGCGCATCTGTCTGGAATAGGAGAATAATGGTCGAGCCTGCCTGACTCGTCAAGACAATGTTCTTGTTTTGTTCAGACTCCTGGGACTCTCGCGAAGCGCCCCAGTGGAGCCTTGGGCGTCTTCGCTGTCCTTACCGTCCTGGCTTCAGAATACTGCGCCACATGGCCGTGAGTATTAGGCCGCCGCAATAGATCAACGCGATGTCCGTCAGCGGGCTCGCGCTGATTGGAAGCGACCACCACGGGAAACTCGAAAAAACGAGCGTCGTCAGCACGATAATCGTTCCCACGTTCAGCGCGTCGTCGAGCCATTGTCTGGCTCTGTGCTCAACGCCCCGAATACGCCGAACAGCCATCAGGATGGTGGCGACGACAACACAGACGATCACAGTCCACGCATCGAAAGACGTCAGATGCGTGCCATCGTGAAGAGACAAAACCTAAAGCGCCTTGCGCTGACGATCCTGGCGAGCGACCACTAAAAGCGCAACAAAACCAGCGGCCGCAGCGCCACCCGTTTCGATGATGTCGGCCACGGTCAAGGCTGGAACAACCGAAGCCATGTGCAAGGTCGAGGTCCATGCGGCGTGCGTAAGCGCGCCAAACGCGCCCGCGCCGAGGAAGGCCCCGGCAAGGAAGGTTTTAAGAATATGCATATTCAGCCCTCCTTCTGAGGTTGGAATCGGGCGCAAATACGGACCCCATGGGGTCTCGCATTTAAGGCGTTAACGCGCCTCAAACAATCCCTCAAAACGCGACTGATTGGCAGATACTCCACATGGTGGAGTTGCGCCAGCATACAGCCCCCTAACCCATCCATCCTCCCCCGCCCGTACGCCCCACCGTCCGGGCCTTACGCGCGGCCTGCGGCTCCTCGTAGGCCGTCATCAGGTAGCGCATGGCGTCGGCCGGATGGCTGGTCCAGTCGTGCAGCGGCCCCAGCGCCACGCGCCGCTTGGGGTCGCTCCGCTCGCGATAGTCGCGCAGGGCCCTAAGGCCTGCCTCGCAGCGCGCCGCGTCGATCCACGCGCGCGGCAACAGCCGCCGCACCGCCTCAATGCCGTCGGCCACGCCGATGCGCGGCGCGATGCGCACCGCAAAGCCCAGGCCCTCCAGCATCTCCGCCCGGCTCTTGCCCGAGCCCAGTTCCCGCGCCCGCGCATCGTGCGGCAAGATCAGCGGCGCATACAGGTACGGGCGCTCGCGCAGGGCCCGGGCGTACCAGTCGAGCGCCACGCCGCTGTTTTCGATGTAGTCAATCAGCCGGATCTCGCGGCCCACAAACTGCGCCAGCCAGATCGCCGTGGCGTCCGCTATGCCCAGATCGAAGGCGGCATGCACCTCCGCCGCCGGATCGTGCGCCACGCGGCCGATCCGGCCCTCCCCTTCGGCCGTGGTCAGGGCGGCGGCGTAATAGGCGCCGGCGATGGCCGCATCGAAGCTGGTCTCCATCTCCCGCGCATATTCGTCGGCCGACAGCTCCGCCTTCAGCGCCGCCAGCTCGGCCGGCGCCAACAGGCCCGTTTGCGAGGCCTTCAGCCGCAGGGCGAACCAGTCCGGCGCGGCTTCCGCCCGTTCATACAGCTCCCAAAAGGCGTTTCGCCCCTTGGGCGTGCCGATGAAGGCCGCCCAACCCTGCCGGTCGGCCAGGGCCGGACGGATCACCTCGGACCAGGCGCGCGGATCCATATCGGCGAACTCGTCCAGCACGACCCCATCCAAGTAGATTCCCCGCAAACGGTTATAATTATCAGCCCCATAGAGCCTGATCCGCCCGCCGTTGGGCAGATCGACCCTTAGCTCCGACACGCTCACCGCCACGCCGGGGATCGGCGCGGTGTATTGCTTCAGATAGCTCCAGGCCACGTCCTTGGCTTGGCTGGTGAAGGGCGCCACATAGGCGAAGCGAGGCTCGGGCCGCTCGCACACCAACGCCGCCCGGATCAGATCGTTGATGGCGGCGACGGTCTTGCCCGCCCGCCGATGCGCCACGATACAGGCCCAGCGCTGGCGGCGCTGATGGAAGGCCGAGAAGGCCGGCCTGGGCGCATAGGGGATCAGGACTTTGTGGGATCGAGCCATGTGAATGTCAGACTGACGCCTTGTCCATCTTCGGGATTGTCCCCGCCAACCCGCACCGCCGGCGCCGCGCGCCCATACGCCCGGTCGATCAGGGCATTGGCCGCCGACACCCGCACCGCCTCGGAATTGGCGTTCTGCATGAGGCGCTCCAGTTCCTTGAGCGCGTCGAGCGCATACCCCTGCGCGGCCTGGCGGAAAGCGGTGGCGGGATCGGCGACGTCGGGTTTTTCAAGCGGCTGCACGGGTTCGGCCGACGCCTGCAACGCCGTCACGGTCGCGCTCCGCCGCGGGCTGGCGGTGGGCAT